TGGCAAGTGAGTTAATAGCACTAGACCAAACCGAGCTTCGCCAGGTATTTAAGGCGCTTAAAGGTATGACGGACGAAGCCAACGATGAAGCTAAACGCCAAGCGGGAGCATTGGCGGAGTTTGCTAAAACTGAGGTTACACAGACTGCTAATTCACTCAGTAGCCGCAAGGTTGCTGGTCGTATTGCTGATGGATCGCGAGTAAAAAAGTCAAGCCGTATTGGTGAGATTACTTATGGATTCGCTTCTCAGAAGTTCTCAGGTGGAGCAACCACCAAAGATATCTGGGGTGGGTCTGAATTTGGTTCTAACAAGTATAAGCAGTTCCCAGTTTGGTCAGGGCGTGAAGGTCGTGGCTCTAAAGGCTGGTTTATCTATCCAACGCTTCGCAGGATTCAACCTGAAATCGTTGCTAGATGGACTGCCTCATTCGATAAGATTCTGAAGGAGTGGACATAATGGCTACAGGTACCAGAGCACTAACGCTCAAGCTCCTTGCCGATGTTGATAATTTTAATAAGAATCTTAACAAAGCCGATAACGAGGTAATGACCTTTGGCGATAAAGTTTCAGATTTTGGCAAGAAAGCTGGCGTAGCTTTTGCAGCCGCTGGGGCAGCCGCAGTTGCCTACGCTGGAAAGCTGGCAATCGATGGCGTTAAAGCCGCTATTGAAGATGAAGCTTCCCAACTTAGATTAGCCAACGCATTAAAAAATGTAACTGGGGCTACAGAAACTCAGATAGCTGCTACTGAAGATTACATCACAAAGACATCTCTTGCCTATGGCGTGACCGATGACCAAATGAGACCAGCTCTCGAGAGACTTACACGATCTACAAAAAGTGTCGAAGAATCTCAAAAACTTATGTCTTTGGCTATTGATATTTCCAAAGCTAAGAATATCGATTTAACTACCGTATCGAATGCGCTTGCAAAAGCCAATGATGGACAGGTAGGAGCGCTTAAAAAGCTAGGCATAACGCTGGGAGATAGTGCCGCAAATGCAGTCGATTACAACAAAGAGCAGACTAAACTGCAAAAACTGTATATTGAATTAGAAGCAACACAAAATCAATATGGCGCTTCCTCTAAAGAATATATCAAAGTACAAGAAAAAATTGCAGAAACTCAGGACACAATCAATACTTTGCAAGTTGCTGGCATTGATTATGTAGCGGAATTATCAGCCGAATTTGCTGGCGCAGGAGCGGAAGCTGCTAATACTTATGCTGGCAAAATGGAGCGCTTAAAAATTGCTTTTGACGAAGCTAAGGAAACTGTAGGATCGTTTATTCTTAACGGCTTAACCCCGCTTATGGATGCGGTAGTAAATACAGTTATTCCCAACATTGGCAAATGGGCAGACTCAACGAAGCTATTTTTAACTCCAGCTATTGAGTTTATTTCCAACTTTATCAGCGTAACTTTTGTGCCAGTAATTCAGCAGTTAATCGAAAATTTCAAGGGTGTTTATGAAACTCTAAAAGATAACAAAGAACTGTTCACAGTATTAGGCACAATCTTTGGCGCAATTGCATTAATTATGAAAAACACTTTAGTAGTGGCGATAAATGTCGCTTTGATACCAGCACTCAAAGTGGTAGGAACCTTGGTAGAAGGTTTAATTACTGGCTTTGGATTAATGTCTAAAGCCATTGTAGGCATTGTAAATAGCATTAAAAGTCTCATCGATTTGATTAAAAACAATCCAATAGTTTCAGGACTTGGCAATATAGTCGGAGATATATTTGGCAATGACGGTACAAAGGTGACTCCAAAACTTTCAGGTAATGTAAATATGCCGCGTGTTAATCAATCATCTAACCAAACCAATATTACCGTTAATGGAGCTATCGATCCAGAAGGAACCGCTCGTACAATCGTAGATGTCCTCAACCGCTCACAGGCTAGAGGAACAATAGGCGCAGGTCAGCTAGTTCTGCCATGACCGCATATACACCCGATTACAGGGTACTAGTCAATAGCGTAGAGTTATCTAACATTACTATTGCCGACCTCACTATCACATCGGGTCGTACAGATATTTACCAACAACCAGTAGCAGGATACTGCCAGCTAAATTTGCTTAACCTAAATAATTCTAGTTATGACTTTACTGTAGGTACTGGAATCACAGTCGAGGTCACTAATTCAGTTGGCGCTTATATCCCTATTTTTGGTGGATTAATCTCAGACTTTACAATTACAGTTAATAGCGCTGGATCACTAGGCTATACAACCATTGCCACCATTACTGCCCTTGGAGCCTTATCTAAGCTACCTAAAATTATTGACCCAGGAGTCTTATCTCAAGACCAAGACGGAGACCAGATTTATACCCTTTTATCAGGTTACTTGCTAGGGTCATGGAACGATGTACCAGCGGCTGAAACTTGGGCTAATTACAACCCTACCGAGACATGGGCTAATGCCGTAAACATTGGACTAGGTGAGATTGACCGTCCAGGCGATTACGACATGATTTCACGATCATCTAGCAATACCGACCTTTACTCACTTTGCACCGCTATCGCTAATTCAGCTTTTGGAGTTCTCTACGAGGATGCCAATGGCAATATCGGCTATGCAGACCAGACCCATCGCCAGGATTATTTACAAAACAATGGCTACACGACCTTAGATGCTAACCATGCCAACGGCTTAGGGCTATCTGCCACGACTCGAGCTGGTGATTTACGCAATAGCTTTACTATCAATTACGACAACAATGCTAACCAGACTTACACCGCTACCGACCTGGTAAGCCAAGCTAATTACGGAGTATATGCCGAGCAGTTTACATCTCGCATTAAGAACACAGTCGATGCTGAAGCCCTAGCCGATCGTTACATCGAGCTTCGAGCTAACCCTTATCCTAAGTTCCAGAGCATTACCTTCGTACTTGGAAACCCTGAGATAGACGATGCCGACCGAGATGCCCTAATTAACATCTTCCTAGGTCAGCCAGTCTGGATTCAGAACCTACCGCCTAACATCACAGGTGGCTCTTTCCAGGGCTATATTGAGGGATGGACATTTAGGGCAAGCCTCAATAATCTCAGCGTGACTTTCAATGCATCTCCTGTGAACTTTAGCCAAGTTGCGGTAAAATGGGAACAGGTAAATGCAGCGGAAACTTGGAACACAATCAGTAATAGCCTAACCTGGCTTAATGCGATAGGAGCAGTAGCGTAATGGCAACAACAACCACTAACTTTGGATGGGATATACCCCAGTCCACCGATCTAGTAAAGGACGGCGCTACCGCTATTGCCGCACTTGGTCAAGATATCGATACCGCTTTGGTAGACCTCAAGGGTGGAACCACAGGTCAAGTGCTATCCAAGGCATCTAATACAGATTTAGATTTTACATGGGTAACAGATGCGGCTGGCGATATCACTGGCGTAACCGCTGGCACAGGTATTTCAGGCGGTGGCACATCTGGCACAGTCACAGTCACCAACTCAATGGCAACTGCCATCGATGCTAAAGGTGATCTCATTGGTGGCACAGGCGCAGACACATTTAGCCGTTTAGCAGTTGGCGCAAATGGCACAGTCCTTACCGCTGACTCAGCTGAGGCAACTGGGCTTAAGTGGGCTACACCATCAAGTGGAGCGCTTACGCTAGTCGGCACTACAACTCTTTCCAGCTCAAGCAGTTTTAATCTTTCCAGCATCTTTAGCTCAACCTACGATAACTATTTAATTATCGGCTCTGAATTAGTCGGCTCTACTGCTAGCTTCTTTACATTTGGATTACGGACAGGATCAACTAACGCAACATCTACTTATAGTGGCGGTCAAGTTGGTTATGCCTATTCAGGTTCATCTGTTGGCGCTGGTAGTTCTGGCGGTTCATCGTTTGGAGCTTTTGACTATACATCAGGCGATACAAATGCTGGTGGTTTCCATCTCAAAATAAATAATCCTTTTGTAGCTAAAGCAACTACTTTCCATTTTGACGCTGCTCAATACAACTACACACAGACTCGTCAAGGCATACATGGAGTATCGACCTCTTACGATTCTTTATGGTTTACGCTTAACTCAGGCACACTTTCAGGAAAGGTATCAGTCTATGGCTTCGTCAAGTAAAGTTAAAATAACAGATTACAATTTTGCAACAGGAGAAGTAATCGAGCGCGATGCAACGGCTGAGGAGATTGCAGAATTTGCAAAGGTATCGGCTGAGGCAGAAGCATTGCGACCTAACTTGGCATGAAACCTGTTCTATGCAAAGCTGGTCAGCAATTACGCGAGCAGTTCGATGATTCCTTCCCAGATCGTGATAGGCGCTCGGATGGATGGATTGGCGATACACGCCATTCAACGCGTTCTAGCGACCACAATCCTGATTGGTCATCTACACCCCCATATGTTCGAGCGATCGATGTGGATAGAGATGTCGTTAAGGGCGGAAAGCCCGACATCATGCCCGATATTGCTGACCAGATTCGTATTTTCGCCAAGCGAGATAAATCAAAGCGTATCGCGTACATCATCTTCGAGGGCAGGATTGCAAGCTCTCGCATGGGCTGGCGCTGGCGCAAGTATTCTGGAAGCAACCCGCACACTAAGCATTGCCATATCAGTTTCACTACAAAAGGCGATATCGATGGTTCGTTCTTTAATATCCCACTACTAGGAGCCGCAGAATGAATATGAAACATCCAGCCGTTGTAGCCTTTGGTGCATTTTTAGCCGTATGGGGAACTACATCTAACTTTGCTCTCGATTACCGTTCGATACTTGGCTCTATCGTTGCAGGTGTATTCGGATATGCCAGCCCTAGAAAATGAGTCTGCAGGATTACGCTGCTATTGCGGTAGCGATCGTGACGGTTCTGGGTGGTGTAGCTGCACTGCTGAGGTTCGTGATTCTTCACTATTTAACGGAATTGAAGCCGAATAGCGGTAGCTCAATAAAAGACCAGGTAAATCGTTTGGAGACACGCGTAGACAAAATCTACGAATTGCTACTAGCTAAGGGAGAATAGTCTCATGGCAAGGAAACGACCAACTATCGACCTAGATACCTATAGCGCCTTAGATGCTTATGCTATAGCTCTAAATGAATATTACAAGTCCTTGCGTAAAGCTGGATTTACTGAGACTCATGCTTTCTGGTTGCTATCAGATCGTGAATCCTTTCCTGATTGGATTATCCCTAATTTACCCAATCGCATCGACAATATCCCCTATGAGGACGATGAGGATTAAATGAAGAAAATCGTAATTCTGAGCGATTTACAGGTTCCTTTCGAGGATGTCCATGTCGTACAGAATGTCGCACGATTCTTAAAAACCTTTAAGCCAGACCAGACAGTTACTATCGGAGATGAAATCGACTTTCAGACCATCTCTAAGTGGAGCCAGGGTACGCCTGAAGAATACTCTCAGAGCCTGGGCGATGACCGCGATAGATGCGTTGAGCTTCTCTGGGAGCTAGGCGTAACGGATTGCATACGATCCAATCACACCGACCGTCTCTATAATGTAATCATGCGGAAGATTCCAAGCTTCCTAAGTTTGCCCGAGCTTCGCTTTGAGAAGTTCATGAAATTCGATGAGCTAGGCATAACCTTTCATAAAAACCCGCTTAACCTTGCGCCTAACTGGGTGGCAGTTCATGGAGACCATACCCCTATCAAGCCACAGGGGGGCTTATCAGCCCTTGAAGCGGCGCGTAGGCATGGTAAGAACATAATCTCAGGACATACTCACAGGGCAGGGCGTTCGAGCTTTACAGAGGCTTCTGGGGGGCGTGTAGGGCGTATCCTGCATGGCGTAGAGGTTGGCAATCTTATGGACTTTAGGCAAGCGAGCTATACCAAGGGCTCAGCTAACTGGCAACAGGCTTTCGCAATCATGTATGTAAAGGGTAAGAATGTCCAGGTAGATTTAATCTATATTGAGAAAGACGGCACATTTACAGTTCAGGGCAAAGTATATGGCAGACCAAGGAATCGCTAATCCCTATTTTGAGGATGAAGATGTGTCTACAATCGTTATCAAATCGTTATGCAAATATCGTGGACAAGTCACTAGCCTAGGTTAAAGTTATCTCAAGAGCCGAAATACGGCTTAAAGGGAGAACAAAATGACTATAGCTCAACTCATTACGCTAGGAGTATGTATGCTAGCTTTTGCACTAGGTCGCTACTCTGGCTATCACGATGGATATGTAAAGGGTCGCAAGGCAGTTCGCAAGTATTACGAGACTCTGCAGGTCGGCAAGTGAACGCGGGTGATTTCCTCACAGAGGCAAAAGCAATCATTCAAGATCGTGGTATGGAATACGGTCATCCATCAGACAATATGCAACGCACCGCACGACTCTGGAGCGCATACCTTGAAATGCCAATTACTGATTACCAGGTCGCAAACTGCATGGTATTGGTCAAGCTCGCTCGGAGCATGGAAACAGGCAAAGTAGACGGATATATAGATATGAGCGCCTATGCGGCAATCGCAGGAAACCTACACACAGAGGAGAACGAGTTATATGTTTAAGTGGGATGAATTAGAGGCATTGAAAGAAGCGGCACTAGCCCGAGATGCTTACCAAGAAGTGATCGTCTACCAGAATGAGCAGATTTTAAGAGAGCTGAAATCGATGGGCTGGAAGCTCAAGGAAGCGAACGAGAAGAATGGGATTTAATCTAGATGATTATGAGACGGTCGAAGAAAGACTGGTCAAGTTCTGGAAAGAGCATGAGTCTGGTCGCATTATCACTACACTCATCTTTGGAACAAGCTCGCAGTTTATCGTTAGGGCTGAACTGTATAAGGACGGAAGCGAGCTTATATGGGCTACTGGGCTTGCCGAGGAGACGGTTCAAGGTCGAGGCGTTAATAGTACGAGTGCGCTTGAGAATTGTGAGACATCTGCTATCGGTCGCGCTTTGGCTAACGCTGGATATGCGACTAAGGGCAAGAGAGCTAGTCGGGAAGAAATGACTAAAGTTGCAGTTAAGGCTAATACAGAAGCAGTAATCGCTGAAACCAAGGCTCGCCTAGCTGAAACGGCTAAGGAGTATGTGCCTATAGCGAAGGAAGATGATCCTTGGACTATCAGGGAAGCGGCACCAGCTGGAACAGTTGATGAAGCGGTCAAGATGGTGAAGGACATTATCGGTGGTCAGACTGAGCGGGATATTCCTAGATGCTCAAAATGCCACGATCATAAAGAGATGACCTGGAAAACAGGAGTATCTGCAAAGAACAAAAAAGCGTGGGGCAATTTCTCATGCTTCACCTGTAAAGATGTTATCTGGTATGAAATAGCCGCAGACGGCACATGGAAACCTCAAGAGAAGAAGTGGTGATATGGGTACATTAGAGTTTATGAATCAAGATGGGGAATGGGAGAAGTTTCCATCTGATGAGGAATTAGCAATTCTTGGAGCGCTTCAAGATGTAGCTCATCCACCAATTCATCCTGAAATAACTACTATCTGCCATTTATGTAATGAGCCCTTTCCAATGGAGCAAGTTATGATTACAGGTGGCAGTCCATTAACAGGCTATACATGGAGTTGTCCTAAATGCCATGCAGTTACTAGTTTAGGCAAGGCTTAACATGACTCGCCACCGCAAGGATCGTGGGCTAAGAACCGAAAGAGTTGTAGCTGACTACTTGCGCCAATGGTGGCAGTTCGCTAATGTCGGTCGTGGGGCTGGTAAGGATATTCTCAATGTTCCTTTCGATGTTGAGATTAAAGCACGATCATCCTTTCAGCCTCTCGAGTGGTTGCGCCAAGCTACCAAGCGGGCGGATGGCAAAGAGCTACCGTTCGTGGTGAGCCGTATGAACGGGCAAGGTGAATCGGCGGAGGATTACCTAGCTTTCATGCGGTTTGGTGACTTGGTGCAACTACTTATTAAAGCTGGTTACGCTGAATTCCAAGCTGATACTGATAAACTTATCCCTGTCTACTGCACTTGCGGTAATACGATTATGGAAGGTTCATCATGTCCTATATGCGAGAAGCTCGATAATGCCAAGCTATGAGTTTCAATGCCGTAATGACGATTGTGAATCTACGGCGATATTAGATCATGTGCTCGCTATCCATGAGCCGCACGATGTGTTATGTCCATTCTGCCAGGAGCCTATGAATAAGATTTACTCAAGCGTTCCAGCGGCTATATTTAAGGGAACTGGGTTTTACTCAACCGACAATAGGTAGTTATCAACACCTGTGGATAAAGTAGGTACAAAACTTGATTACACGCTCACGACACACCGAACAACTGTGGAAACTTGACTGCCATGATATGCTCTCTTGCAAGAGCCCTTCAGGGGCTCACCGCAAGCGCCTTAGGGCGCGAGCTTGCGGGGTTGCAATCGCATTGGTGGGAGCTATGTCTTTCGGAGCTTCTCCTGCAGAGAGTGGCTCAAAAAATACATTAGATCCAAAGACTTATATTCGATTCAATTACAATGATAAGCAAGCTTTATGTCTAATTAGATTATATGGAAAAGAATCAGCATTTAATACAAAGGCAATAGGCAATCTAGATTCACCTACTAAAAGCTATGTCTATGGAATACCGCAGCTAAAGAACGCTATCATTAAGGACATGGATGCTATTGGTCAGCTTAACTACGGCTTTAAGTATCTGAAGCATCGCTATAACAACCAACCTTGCCGAGCTTGGAATCATTGGCAGAAGCGAGGATGGCATTGAGTAGCTTAAAGAACAATGGCTCTACCTCTCAATGGAGAAGGATTAGGCAGACTGTTATCAATCGTGATGGATGTTGCCAGAGATGTGGCACAGAAGAACGGCTAACAGTAGATCACATAGTGCCAAGAATATTAGGTGGTGATGATTCATTAAATAATCTTCAAGTATTGTGTTCACATTGTAATTCATCAAAAGGGGGGCGGTTTTTTGAGAGCGCAAAAACACCCCCGACCCTTCCTGGTTCTATTTACCCCGAAAACGCCTCAATAAGCCACTATCAGCTCGAAAAGGACTCAGAGTGACTACATCGGCTCAAACAGGCTCAGAAAGGCTCACAACGGCTGAGGAAGGGGTAACAGAACCGCGTAAGGGCTCTCAAACCCCTAGAATCCGCTCCAAGCCTAGCGATTTACCTACCAGGGGCGATGAGATGATTCAGTTCTGCAAAGATATTGGATTCCCATTGCTCCCTTGGCAAGAGGACTTGGCTAGAGACTGCCTTCGATACAAGCCAGACGGCAGATGGCTACACCCGCTTATCGGGATTATGTTGCCACGCCAGCAAGGTAAATCGACCTTTATGGCGCTTCGTATCCTGTTCGGTATCTATGTTCTGGGCGAGAAGATGCACCTAGCAACGGCTCACAAGCTGACTACATCTAGCGAAATCTTCTACAAGGTAAGCCAGATGATAGATAACTCAGAGCTACTGAAAGAAAACTTTAGCAAGAAGTACGAATCTAAAGGATCGCAGGAGATTCGATTCAAGAATGGCGCTAGATACCTAATCAGAGCTGGCAATAGTGCCGCTCGAGGTATTGCGGCTCCCGATGTTATCCATATTGACGAGTTACGAGAGTTCGACACCGAGGATGTCTGGTCATCCATGCGATTTACCCAGATGTCTAACCCTAACCCGCAAAGTTATGTCTATTCCAACGCAGGTCACGCTAACTCGGTTCTATTGCTCAAGTTTAGGGAACGAGGGTTAGCCGCATCTGAAGGAGCCGATGATTCTATTGGCTGGTTTGAGTGGAGCGCGGTTCCTGGGGCTGAGATAACCGACAAGGAAGCCTGGTATCAGAGCAATCCCAGTTTAGGCTGGACAGTTCATGAAGATAACATCAAAGATTCGCTATCAGATCGCGAGGACATATTTAGGACAGAAGTTCTATGCCAATTCGTGTCCATGATTAACCCAGTCATATCAGAAGCTGAATGGAAGAAATGTAAGGGCGAGATTCCAGCTCTGGATGTCGAGAAAGATACCTGGATGGCTATTGACCTTTCGCCCGATCGTAAGCATGGGTCGCTCGTGGCTGGTCAGAGAATCGATGGCGATAAGTTCATGGTGACTTTGCTTCACACTTGGTTCAACCCAATTAACCTAGACGATAAAGAGATGGCTAACGATATTGCGTTCTGGGTTCGTAAGTTCCCAGTCAATCAGGTTGCCTATTCCAAGAGCACCGCTGGCGCAGTAGCGGCAAGGCTTCAACCTGCAGGGATACCGATGTATGAAATCGCGATGCAGGAATACCAGCAAAGTTGCGATGAGTTCGTTTCAGCCGTTACATCTATGCGCCTTCAGCACTCCGATCAAGAAGAATTAACTAAGCAAGTCCTCAGCGCCGTAAAACTTACTCGAGGCGATGGCGGTTGGGTTATGGGGCGTAAAGCTTCTGGAATTGTGTGCGGTGCAGTAGCGGCTGCAATGGTTACTCACTTTGCGACACGCGCTGAATCAGAAGTGGACATTCAGATAGGATAGTGTCTATTTATCGGACAGTTCGTGTATAATATGTCCAATGGGAATTCGGGATATCTTCACGCAAGCCAAACCAGTCGAGATGATTGTGGATGCGGCTTCTACACCAGCGCCTTTTAACAACACAGGCTCATTTAACCCTTTCGTATTCACCCAATCAGTAGCATCACGCCAGCAAGCGATGGCAGTTCCAACAATCGCAAGAGCTCGCAACATTATTTGTAGCACATTAGCAGGATTACCTTTAGAGCAATACTCAAAGGTTAATGGATCGCATTTACCGACACCTGGAGTAATCAACCAGCCAGACCCACGCGTTCCAGGTTCAGCTACCTACGCATGGCTTGCAGAAGATTTGCTATTTCATGGAGTTGGCTATGGTCAGGTCATGGAGCAGTACGGCGAGACAGGTCGTGTTCGTGCATGGACTCGCGTTGCACCAGATCGTGTAACTCCTAAGCTTAATCATAATCAAACTGAAATCGTGGGCTACCAGGTCGATGGTTCGGTAGTTCCTAACCAGGGCGTAGGTTCGCTAGTCGTGTTCTACGGCATGGATGAAGGATTGCTTAACCGCGCAGGTCGCACAATCAGAGCAGCTCACGCTTTAGAACAAGCCGCAGAAACTTTTGCTAAGGAGCCAGTACCGCTACAGGTTCTCAAGTCAAATGGAGTCAATCTCCCTGCAGAGCGCATCTCAAAGATTCTTGAATCATGGCGCAATGCTCGTCTAACTAAATCAACCGCTTTCCTTAATGCCGATGTTGAATTGCAAGCGTTGGGCATCGATCCAGCGAAACTCCAGCTCAATGAAGCTCGTCAATATGTAGCTTTGGAATTGGCTCGCGCTTGCAACCTACCTGCATATTTCGTTAGCGCTGAAACTACTAGCATGACTTATAGCAACTCAGTCTCAGAGCGCCGTTCGCTTATCGATTTCTCAATGAAGCCAATTCTTACGGCTATTGAACAACGCTTATCCATGCCAGATTTTATTTCATCTACAACTAGCACTATTCGCTTTTCACTTGATGAGTTCCTTCGCTCAGATGCATTGCAACGCGCTCAGGTTTACGAGATTCTTAATCGTATTGGCGCAATGAGTGTTGAGCAAATTCAAGAAGAAGAAGATTTAATCGATAACAAGGAGAATAGCTAATGAAGATAACAATGCCAGTAGCGATTACCGCTGCAGATTCCGAATCACGCATTATTGCGGGTCGTATCGTTTCCTGGAACGCTGAAGGCAACACATCAGCAGGTCGGACAATGTTCGAGAAGGATTCAATCAAAATGGCTAAGAACATCAAGCTAGTTCTTCAGCACGACACTACTCGCCCTCTTGGGAAGCTCATGAGCTACGAGGAAGATGCAACAGGCATCACCGCAGAATTTAAGATCGCAAAGACAACCGCTGGAAATGATGCACTAGAGGAAGCAGCTACAGGGCTTCGCTCAGATTTTAGCGTGGGCGTAGATGTCGAAGAATGGGATAACAAGGATGGCGTAATGGCTATCACCGCAAGCAATCTCATTGAGGTCAGCTTGGTAACAGATGGCGCAATCCCAGGCGCTGAAGTCGCAAAAGTAGCGGCAGAAGAAACAGAGGTTCCTGAGACAACTCAGGAAGAAACACCATCAACCATCGAAGGAGAACAAGTGTCTAACACCGTTCCAGAAGTCGCTCCTGCCGCTGAAACGGTAGAAGCCGCAAAGGTTGAGGTCAAGGCTGCAACAGCACCTTATATCTCAACAACAGTTCGTAACCCAATCGTTGATAAGGCTTCTTATCTCGAGCACTCAGTCCGCGCTTCACTTGGTGACGATACATCTAAGATGTATGTCGCAGCAGCCGCAGACACAACAGACAACGCTGGTCTAGTTCCAACACGTCAGCTCACAGAGGTCATCAATGGCATCTCAAACGCAGACCGCCCATTCATTGACTCAATCTCACGCGGAACATTACCTGATGCAGGTATGACTTTCGAGATTCCTAAAATCACAGTTGCTCCAACAGTTGCAGTAGCATCTGAAGGCGGAACACCATCAGAGACAGACCAGAACGCCGCTTTCGTGACTGTAAATGTCCAGAAGTTCATTGGCCAGCAGACATTTAGCCTTGAGCTACTCGATCGCAGCTCACCAGCGTTCTTTGCTGAGCTCGTTCGTCAGATGGAGTTTGCATACGCAAAAGCAACAGATACTGCAGTCGGAACCGCTCTAATCAACGGCGGAACAGATGGCGGAAACCGCGCAGCAATCACAACAGGCGCACTCGCTGCAGATTTCGTATCAGATGCAGCAGTTTCAATCTACAAGGGCACACTCGGATTTGCTGAGAACATCGTAGTATCTCCAGAACAATGGGGCGCACTGATGGGTCTTGTGGATAGCTCAAACCGTCCAATCTTCCAGCAGACAATCAACCCACAAAACGCAGGTGGAACACTTACTGCAACTGCAGTTCGCGGAAACCTTCTTGGCTTGAACCTTCGCGTATCACGCGCACTCACAGACGGTTCAGGACTTGGCGATAACACAATGATCGTCATCAACCCAGATGCGTACACATGGTACGAGAGCCCACGCCTCTCACTCCAAACAAACCTCATCTCAACAGGTCAGGTTCAGGTTGGCTACTACGGTTATGGTGCAGTTGCTACAAAGCTTGGCGCTGGCGCATACCGTTTCATGGTTGCATAACCACAAACTAATCATGGGGGGGCGGTTGCTCCCGATCGCTCCCCCAGTCGTTTAATAGAGAGGATGTAGAGATGGCTTCAATAGTTACCGTAGCAGAGCTCAGGTCGATTCTTGGCGTCTCTACATCCCTTTATAGCGATGCTTATTTAACAGATGTTATTGATACCGCTGAGGCAGTTATCTTGCCTATGCTGGTTAAGTACGCTTCACCAATCCAAGCCGTAGAGCTTGAGGACAACATCGCCACCTACCAGGTACTAGGCGATAACAATTTTTCAGAGGGTCAGAGCGTAGTCATCACAGGATGCGGCTCCCCTTTCAATGGTACTTTTACGATCCTTGAATCTAGCAATTACGATGTAGATACTTTTATCGTTAATTCCAATAGTCGCATATTCGTAGATGGCGTTTACAGAGAGTTCAACGGTTTCTTTACCGTAGCTTTAACTAATGCCGACATTACAGAGCGCAAGGTCATCCCATCAGGTTTAGCTACCCTTTCAGGGGCTTCAACTTATGTAGGAGTGCCAGCAGTCGAGTCAGCAGTCCTAGCCGTATCAGTCGAAGTATTCCAATCTCGCATCGCTCCAGGTGGACAGATTGAAGGCGTGGACTTTACACAGGTCAGCCCTTACCGTCTAGGTCGTAGCTTATTCAATCGCGTTTCAGGATTACTAGGGGCGTACATCGACACCGATTCAATGGTGCAATAATGCCTAGCACAATCCTAGACACAGTTCGTGCGCCTTTAGCCGCAGCTTTCGCCAATGTAGCTGGCAATGTATATGCATATGTGCCAGAGGCTCCAATGGTTCCCTTTGTAGTTACAGTTCCAGATTCTCCTTACCTGGAGCTTGAAACTATCGGCAAGTCCACGCTACACACAAAAATTAACCTGGTCATCTCGGTTGCAGTTGCTTATAACTCCAACCCTGCATCGCTCGACAATCTCGAGCAGCTCGTCATAAGTGTTCTGAAAGTAATCCCAGTCGGGTACACGATCGGAGCGGTTGAAAAACCAACGGTAACTCAAGTCGGTCCATCTAATTGCTTAGTGGCTGATATCAGAGTCTCCACCTACTACACTCAAACCAATTAAGGATAAACATGGCAACCACAGTAATCACAGGTCGCGATATTTCTCTATCTTTCACAGGTGGAACAGATATCGAAGCTCAGGCACTTTCAGCAGTTCTTACAAAGACTAACCTTCGCGAGACATACCAGACTCTCGATGGAGAGGCTTACAAGACAACAAATGTTGAGGGTACTTTCGCCCTTTCAATGTTGGCTGACTGGGGCAAGACAAGCTCAGTATGCGAAGCTCTATGGGCTGCAGCAGAAGCACCAGACACCACAATCTCAGTAACCCTTACCGCTGCTACAGGCGCTCAGTTCGTGTTCCCAATTCTTCCAGAATATCCAACCGCTGGCGGAGCTGGAACAGATGCTCAGACTGTAGAATTTACATTCAAGATTGCTAACGGAACCGTCACAGAGACCTTTAGCTAAACAATAGAAACGGGAGCACACAATGCAACAGAACATAACAATTAAATACATAGATGGATCCGAAACCACTTATCAGGTTCGCCCGCCAGATTACGCCCGCTGGGAAATGAATACTAAAAAAGTCATTTCCGAGTTTGGCGGAATGTACGACATCTTATTTGTAGCTCATAACGCTATGAAACGAGAAGCTGGCGGGAAACCAGTTAAGCCCCTAGATGTATGGATGGAATCAGTTGCAGACCTTGAAGTCGGTGACGAAAACCCAAAAGCCATGCAAGAGGAAGCGTAAGCCGACTCCTAGTGGAATTGGCAATCGCTACTCAAATCCCTATGGATTACTGGCGGACTGCTGAGGATATCTTAACCGCTATTGAAGTATTGGAGACAAGGAATGGCAAGTGAGTTAATAGCACTAGACCAAACCGAGCTTCGCCAGGTATTTAAGGCGCTTAAAGGTATGACGGACGAAGCCAACGATGAAGCTAAACGCCAAGCGGGAGCATTGGCGGAGTTTG